ACAACAATGCTGACGATGCTGATCTAGCTTCAAGAGCTTTAGATTTATTTAAGAAAGATATTGGTATGGATGTTGCACCGAAGAAGTCAAATTCTAAACGGTCCAAGAAATCTGCTGCTGACATGGTTTCCACTAAAACAACTAGTGTCGAACCACAGCAAGAGAAAGTTTGGACTGAAAAGGAAATTGCAAGTATGTCTATGGACCAGTTTGATCGGTATGAAGCCGAGATAAGTGAAGCCATGCAACAAGGCAGAATTGTAAAATCATAACTATTAATTTACAAACTTAGGAGAATATCAAATGGCTCAATATTTTGAACCCGGAACTGATACCGATGCTAACTTTGCAAACTCCGTAGCAGGACAAACTAATAGTTTCTTCCTACCTTCGATTTATTCTAAAAAGGTTTTAAACTTTTTCAGAAAGTCCTCGGTTGTCGAAGCTATTACTAACACCGATTATTCCGGTGAGATTACTGCTTATGGAGACTCTGTAAAGATTATCAAAGAACCTGTTATCTCTGTGTCAGATTACACAAGAGGTAGCGATACTACTGCAACCAAACTAACAGACCAAGAGACATCTCTTGTTGTTGATAGTGCTAAAGCTTTCAAATTCATCGTAGATGATATTGAGACTAAAATGTCACACGTCAACTTCAAAGAGGTTGCTTCTTCTGCTGCTGCATATGCATTGAAAGATTCATATGATGCTGCTGTTATAGCAACTATGTTTGCTGGTTTGTCTGCTTCATCACCAAACCACGTGTTAGGTGCTGACAGTGCGACAGACTTAGGTGCTGGAGTATATGATGGTTCTGGTGCTGCTGACTTAGGTCAGTCTGGCGAAACAGACCCACTAGACCTTATGGCTAGAATGGCAAGACTATTAGACGAACAGAACGTACCTGAAGAAGGTCGTTGGTTTGTTGCAAGTCCTGACTTCTACGAAGTTCTAGGACAATCATCTTCTAAATTGCTATCTGTAGACTTCAACGCAGGTCAAGGTTCAATTAGAAATGGTTTAGTATCAAGTGGAAAACTACGTGGATTTGACATGTACAAATCAAACAATATTGCTGCAACATCTAATGCTGCTGGTAAATGTTTGGCTGGACACATCTCATCTACAGCTACTGCTCAAACTATCATCTCAACTGAAGTCTTAAGAGACCCAAGTTCTTTCGGTGATATCGTTAGAGGATTGCATGTCTATGGTGCGAAAGTACTAAGAGACGAAGCAATTGTAGGTGCTTTCTACGGTATTGACTAATACCAAACTCGGGGGAGTCTTCGGACTCCTCCACTTTTTAGGATATAATTATGAAAAAAATGAAAGATGGATACAAACACGGTGGACCAGCAGGACACGATGGTAACAAACATGCTAGACGTGAATACAAACATGGTGGTAATGTAAAAGGTACTCAACCAGAATATAAGTCTGGAGAAATGCCTAAGTGTATGCCTAAGTAATGAAAGTTAAAGCACCCAAAGGACACCATTGGATGAAACAACCCAAAGGTGGTTATAAACTAATGAAACATACTGGTAAGTTTGTCAAGCATAAAGGTGCTACCTTAGAAGCAAACTTTCCAATTCAAAAAACTCATAAGAAATAATGGCAACAACATACCTAGATTTAACTAACGAAGTACTAAGAGAACTCAATGAGATACCTCTTACTTCTGCAAACTTTGCAAGTGCTGTAGGACTTCAGCAGTTTGTCAAGGATGCCATCAACAAGTCTATATTCGATATAGCAAATGAAGAACCACAGTTACCATTTTTCACAGCAGGTGAAAGTGGTGCAACTGACCCCTTCTATGGAAACGTAACCGTAGCTACAACAGCAGGTACTAGATGGTACGAACTCAAAGCTAGTAGCTCAAGCATCGCAGATGATTACGGTTCGATAGACTGGGATGATTTTTATTTAACCACAATTAATGTTAGTGGTGAATCAGCTCCTTTTGTCTCTAGAGGATTAAAGTTTTTAAACTTAGCTGATTGGAAAAGATATTACAGAGACAGTGAAAACGAAGATGATGCTAATACACAATCTTATGGAGAACCAAAGTTTGTTATTAAATCACCTGATGCAAGGAAGTTTGGATTAAGTCCAATACCTGATAAAGTATATAACATACACTTCTATGCATTTGACAAGCCTACAAAGCTTACAGCACACGGAGACACAGTTGTCTTCCCTGAACAATACACGAATGTCATAACTGCTAAGACAAGATATTATATTTGGCAGTTTAAAGAATCTCCACAACAAGCAGCTTTTGCTATGGATGATTATAAAAAAGCTATGAAGAGTATGAAATCTAATTTGATTAATCCTACTCCTCGTGCAATGACAGACGATAGAAGATACTTTTAATTTATGGCAGCATCACAACCTTATACAGTAGCCTGTACGGGTGGCTTAATAAAGTCTGCAAACTCTATAGACTTACTTAAAACACCGGGAGCAGCTAGAGAACTTCGTAACTTTGAAGTTTCTATCGAAGGTGGGTACAGACGTATTAATGGTTTTAGTAAGTTTGGAAGTGCACAAGTAACAGGCAGTACAACAAACATACTAGGAGTTATACCTTATGCTGATGGTGTTATAGCTTGTGCATCTACAGGAATTTTTTTTAGCCAAGATGGAAACAGTTGGTTAAACGTAAGTAGAAGTTCAGTAGATGTTGGTGGTGATAACCATACAGCTTTTACAGGTCGTAGTACACTAGCAAGAACATCACAAGGACAAGTAAGTTTTGCGTTGTTTGAAGGACCAACATACGATTACGGTATGTTAATGATTGCTGATGAAAATAATTTAATATATTATTTTAGAATGGAGGGTACTGGTGCTAACATTAACACTAGAACTTTTTTTTCAGGAACAATAGACCCTACACATTCAACTACTAAAAAAGCTCAACATGTAACAATACATGATAAGCGTTTAGTTGCAGCAGGTGTTGAAGATAATTTAAGTACAGTATTCTATAGTTCTTTATTAGACCCAACAAGTTTTAGTGGTAATGGTGCAGGTTCTATAACTTTATCAGACCAGATAGTAGGAATTAAAAGCTTCCGTCAAGAACTTTTTATATTTTGTGAAAACAGTATATTCAAATTACAAGATATAAACGGTACACCGATAGTTGTACCTGTAGCTAAGAACATTGGATGTTTAAGTGGTTACAGTATTCAAGAGATAGGTGGTGACCTTATCTTCTTAGCACCAGATGGACTGAGAACAGTTGCTGGTACTGCAAGAATTGGAGACGTTGAGTTGGGTACAGTTAGTAAAGCTATCCAACCATTACTCACAGACCTTGCAAACAACATTAATAGCTATGTAATTAGCAGTGTTGTTATACGTGAGAAATCACAATACAGATTATTTTATACAGATACCACTTTAGAAGAAAGTCAACAACGTGGTATCATAGGAACATTAAGACCAGATGGCTTTCAATGGTCAGAAACAAGAGGAATAGAAGTCACAGAGGTTGGCTCGGGATTTAATACAAATGGTATTGAAAAGTATTATCATGGTTCTACTGCAGGTTACGTGTATAATCACGATTCAGGTAATAACTTTGATGGTACTTCCATTTTAGCAAGATATGCTACACCCGATTATGACTATGGTGATTTAGGAACTTTAAAAACTTTACACTACCTCAAAGTTTCTTCAAGTGCTGAAGGTGTTGTAGAACCAGATGTCCAAGTTAGATTTGACTTTGGTAGTACAGATATACCACAGCCACCAGAACTATTTGATTTAGGTGTTATAAATCCTCCATCGTTATTTGGTGAAGCACTATTTGCTACCAACGTATTTGGAGGAGCTGAAAATCCTTTAACAAGAATCCCACTTTATGGTAGTGGACACAGTAACAATTTTACATTTATAAGTGATGATACTAAAGCACCTTATAAAATTAATGGTCTTTACGTAGACTTTATACCTTCAGGCAGGAGATAAACAAAGATGGCAATAACAAAAGTAACAGGTGCATTATTAGGTAACTTAGCTGTAGGTACAGATAATGTAGCTTTAGGTAATGGTACATTATCGGCTGTAACAACTGGTCAACGTAATGTTGCTGTTGGTAATGATGCAGGTTTAGCTTTAACTGAAGCAGGTGAAGCAACTTTAATAGGTAGACAAGCAGGTAAAGCTTTAACTACAGGAAGCAGTAATACTTTTATAGGTGGTAGAGCAGGTCTTGCTACGACAACTGGAGCAGAAAATGTAGCAGTAGGTCAAGCTTCTTTGATGACCAATACTACTGGAAGTTCAAATACAGCTCTTGGTAGAGCTGCTTTGCTTTATAGCACCACAGCTTCTAACAACACAGCAGTTGGATATCAGGCTTTACTTTTTAACACCACAGGTACATCAAATGTAGCAGTGGGTTATGCAGCTTTAAATGCAAACACCACAGCAGACCACAATACAGCAGTTGGAAAAGGTTCTTTAATAGCAAACACCACAGGTACACAAAATACTGCTCTTGGTTCTTCTGCTGGTAGAAGTTGCACAACTGGTAGTTACAATGTATCGATAGGGTATGCAGCTTTAGATGCTTCTACAACAGGTGCACAAAATGTAGGAATTGGTCGTTATGCGATGATATTGAACACAACTGGTTATTCTAATGTAGGAATAGGCAATAATGCAATGTATGCAAACACCACAGGATATGGCAATACAGCAATTGGTAATGGTTCTCTTGATGCTAACACTACCGCAAGTCTCAACACAGCACTGGGTTATCTATCTTTAACAAGAAACACTACAGGAACTTATAATACTGCTTTGGGTTCAAATTCTTTAGCCTACAATACTACAGCTAATGCTAATACTGCTGTAGGTTATAATGCAGGAACTGTATGTACAGGCTCTGAAAATACTTTTGTAGGTTATGAAGCAGGTGGAGATGTGACAACAGGAGCTGATAATACTTTTATAGGCTTTCATGCAGCTCATTATCAAAATGCTGTAACAACAGGAGCTGATAATACTGTTGTAGGAGCTTATGCTAGAACTTCATCAGCTTCAGTTAGTAATGAGGGTGTCTATGGTCGTTATGCTTTAGGACAAGGAGCAGCAACAGCAACAATAGGTATTAGTGGTAATGGAGTTCATATTGCACTTAATGGAAGTACAACTTCTTGGTCTGCTCATTCTGATGAAAGACTTAAAGAAAACATTCAAGACTCAACAGCAGGACTTTCTTTTATTAACGATTTAAGACCTATAACCTATAATTGGAAATCTAAAAAAGATATATCTGAGGACTTTGTAAACTATTATGATGCTGATTCAGACGAACCAGTACAAGGTCAAGTTAAACAAACCAATCATGGTTTTATAGCACAGGAAGTAAAAACAGCGATAGATGCACATCCTGAAATAAAAGAAGGACATTCTATTTGGAGAGAGTCTCCCGATGGTGTTCAAAATGTAGCAGATGGTGCTTTAGTACCAATGCTTGTAAAAGCTATACAAGAACTTAAAACAAAAAATGATGCTTTAGAAGCACGAATCACAACACTAGAGGGATAGAATGGCAAATACAAAAATACCTAATGAATTACTAGAGCTAAGTGTAAAAACTTTTGGTACCTCCTCTTTAATGATTGGGGATACGACAACTGGTACAATTGATGCAGCTAATTACAACACTGGGTTAGGTGTGGATGTTTTTGCAGCTTTGACAAGTGGTGACCAAAATACAGCTATAGGTTGGACAGCATTAACTGCTAATACAACAGGTCATAGCAATGTAGCTTGTGGGGACCAAACATTAGCAGCAAATACTTCTGGAACTCAAAATGTGGCTATAGGTAGTGCTGCTTTGTATGCTAATACCACAGCTTCTAATAACACAGCAGTTGGTTATGGAACTTTACTAGCAAACACCACAGGGGTAGAAAATACAGCAGTTGGGTCAAGAGCATTAGATAATAATGTTACAGGTAATTACAACACTGGTATAGGTTATGCTGCTTTATTTGATAATACAGGTAATTACAATGTAGGAGTAGGTGTTAATGCTTTGCAAAATAATACTTCAGGTGCAGATAATGTGGCTGTTGGTAGAGATGCTTTAGGCTCAAATACAACAGCAATTGATAATGTTGCAATGGGCTCGTTGGCTCTTAGTAGTAATACAACAGGCACAGGTAATACAGCAGTTGGTACAGTATCACAATCAGGAACAACAACAGGAAGTAGCAATACTTCAGTTGGTAAAAACTCTTTACAGAATAATACTACAGGATATGAGAACACCGCAATAGGAAGAAGTGCTTTAGTCGCAAACACCACAGGTGCAGGTAATACTGTTATAGGAAAAGATGCAGGTAATGAAATAACTACTTCTAATAATAATACTGTAGTAGGTCACAATGCAAGTATAAGTTCAGCAACTTCTCAAGGTAATGAGGTTGTATTAGGGCAAGGCTTAACAGGTATTGGCTATCATCAAGGTATCTTAGGTGGAGTTAATGGAGTTTACAATCAACCAAATACTACAACCTTTGCTCAAACATCAGACGAGCGTATTAAAAAGAATATTGAAGATTATACTTTAGGACTGGACACTATTAATAATATTAGGGTCAGAACTTTTGAATATAGAGAATTAGATGAAATACCAAATGGTACAGATGGTAAAATTTTAAATCCAAATGAGTTACCTGAAGGTGAAAGAGTAGGTGTAATTGCTCAAGAAATTATCGATGTATTACCAAGTTGTGTTACAGAACACGAAAATAGCAGATTAAGTGTAACAACTGATAATGTATTATGGACTTTGGTAAAAGCTATACAAGAACTTTCAGCAGAAGTTGAAACACTTAAATCACAACTAGGAGAATAAAATGACACAAACAGTAACAGAAGTATTAACAGCAGCAACCGATAGCGTAACGCTTATTAATGACATTAACACTAAAGGTGCTAATTCACTTTACGCAGGAGCATCTAATGACATAGAAGGAAATGTAGTAGCTTCTACATGGACTCAAGCAGAGATAAATGAAACCGTACAACGTAACGTTGACCACATCGAACTTATCTTGGCTTACACAGACCCAGATGTAGCAGGAGACTCATCAGATAAGTCTAGCTATACAACAGCAGTTACTACAGGAAAAACTTATATCACAGATAATTCCTAAAAACAAAACACACGGAGAATAAATAATGGCAAGTTACACTAGACAAAGTTCGTTTGCAGACGGTGATACAATCACTGCTGCTTTATTTAATAACGAATTTAACCAACTTGTAAACGCTTTTCACAACTCTACAGGGCACAAACACGATGGCACAACAGCCGAAGGACCTGTTATAGGGTTGATTGGAGATGCAGGAGAAACTTCTCCGAACAATAAGGTTTTAATTGATACAACAAATAACTACATTGAGTTTTATGTAGAAGTATCTTCATCACCTGTACAACAGCTATACATAGCCGATGGTGCTATTGTACCTGTTACAGACAGTGATGTTGACTTAGGTACAAGCTCATTGTACTTTAAAGATGCTTATATAGATTCTATCACTACTACAGGTAATGTAGCAGTTGGTGGTAATCTTACAGTTACAGGTACAACAACTTTTAACGGTGGTACAATCACTATGGGTGATGCAGCTACTGACAATGTTGTATTTGGTGCTGATGTTGATTCTAACATTATTCCTGATGATGATAATACTTATGACTTAGGTAGCTCTTCACAACAATGGAAAGATATTTATATTGATGGTGTAGCTTACTTAGATGCAATAGACTTTAACGGAACAACAATTACAGCAACTGCAGCAGAACTAAATATATTAGATGGAGTAACATCCACTGCTGCTGAATTAAATATATTAGATGGTGTAACATCTACAGCAGCCGAACTTAATATTTTAGACGGAGTTACTTCAACTGCTGCAGAATTAAATATCCTTGATGGTGTTACAAGTACAACAGCCGAATTAAACTTACTAGATGGTGTAACATCTACTACAGCAGAACTCAACATACTTGATGGAGTCACAGCTACAGCAGCAGAGATAAATGCTCTTGATGGTATTACATCAACAGTTGCAGAATTAAACATCTTAGACGGTGTCACAGCTAGTGCAACAGATATAAATCTAATAGATGGTATAACCAACGGAACAGTTATAGCAAGTAAAGCTATTATCACAGATGCTAAT